ATTAATTAAAAAGAACCTATTCCCAGGTGGAAAAGATGCCTAGAAAAAAGAATACAACATCAGTTAAACAATTAGTTAAACCTGAACCAACAGAAACTGCTAAAGTTACTAAATATCAACCTCAACCTAAGATAGGAGAACCTACTATAGGTGTAGATCCTGATGCTGTTACTAGAGTAGGGTTAGGTAATTTAGAAGTTATTGACATTGGTAAGCAAACTTATACAACATAACTATGGGAAGAAAGAGAAAAATTAAACCTGGTCCAGCTAAAACTTGGGCACTTCCTCACGGTGAAGGTCAAGGACCAAGACCAGGACATCATACATTACCACCTTTAAAAGCTAAAAATAGAGAAATAGAAAGCTCATTTAAAAAAGGTTATGGCTAAGGCAACAGAAGATAAGTTTAATGACTTACATAACCTTGTCACTAATGAATTCCTTAAGAGGGTAAAGAGTGGCGAGGCTACTACTCAAGATTTAAAAGCAGCATGTGATTGGTTAAAGACTAATGATATTACTGGTGTTGCTTATGAGGGCAGTCCAATGGATAAACTAAATAGAATCCTCCCTAAAGTTGACGCTGAACTAGTACAACGGAGGCTATATGGCACCAAAACGCGCTAAGAATCCAGGTAAGACTTCCAGATATTATCAATCTGCTAAAGGTAGAAAGTCTTATTTGAAACAAAAGAACAAACAAAAATTGATCAATAGCACTGATGCTAAGAGAAAGTATAGAAGAGACTTACTAAAGATTAAACCATGTCCTGAAGGTCAGGATAGATCGCATAAGATGGTTAAAGGTAAGAAGGTAGTAGTCTGTGAGAATACTAAAAAGAACCGTGCTAGAGGAGGTGCTAAACGTAAATAATGGATAACATAGAAACTAATCTAAAGAATAGGTTGGCATTATTAAGTATTATCCAGAAATCTGATTGGTTTAAAGACTTATTAGTACAACCTGAAAAGACACAAGTAGAATTAACTGAAGAAGGTAAGGATCCTAATCCAGCACCACCTCCTAATCAACCATTAGCTCCAGATGAACCACGTAGTCGGTACATTGTCGATACTAAGGTAGAGAAACCTAATAGAGATATGTTGAGTATTCAAACACTTAGCATGGGGAGGTAAATATGGATTTAGCAGATATTGAAGAGTTAACTGTAAAACAAGGTCAGCAAAGAGATAAAGTTGAAAATGCTCCTAAAGATAAAGCTATTAAAGCTACAGATAAAGCTCATAAAGCGGGTAATATAACAGATAGAGAGCATATAGAGAATTTAAAGAATGCTCCTACTCTTATGGAAAGCATGAAGAATGCTATATATGGCATTTCTGATTTTGCAACTGATTCAATAGAAGATGCTAAGAAATTTGAAGATATGCGTAACCCATTAAATTGGGGTAGTAATATAGGAGCATTAGGTATTAGAGCTATTGATTCAGCTATACCTAGAACTCCAAGAGAGTTGATGATGGAAACAGCTCAACTAGTTACATCAGGACCAACTGGGTATTCTGCTATGAAATTAGCAAAAGAAATACCTATGGTTGCATCGGGTATAGATAAATTTGATAAAGCTACTACTGCTTTTAGAACTAACTTAAAGAATAGAATTTTAGCATCAATTAGAGGAGACCAGATACTTCCAGATGGTACTATTTTGATGTCTAAACGATCTGATGTAGGAGGACTAGATAAAGGTGATAACTATTCTTATAGAAGAGGAAGAGCTACTGCAGAAGATCCTATCTGGAATAACTTAGCACCAAAAGTTCAGAAGTTATTTAAAGAAGTTGGTATAGATAATGATAAAGCTGTATTTTTTATAGAAAAATGGACAGAAGGACCAGTACCTAGAGAACTAGCAGCTAATATAGAAGGACTTCCGTTTACTGATAGAACTTTTGAATTTATGCAGAGTAAGTTACTACCAGAAGTATTGGAAGATATGAAAGGTGTTAAGTTATCTAAGGGGAAAAAATTGAAGGATGGAACACCTATATTGGAGTTAGAGTTAGATCATATAGCACAATTAAGAGCTATGCTTCCTTTTTATCAGGGAAGAAATCTAAAACAAGCTGAGAAAATTAGAAGAATTTTAATTAGAGAAGGTATTTTTGGTGGACATAATCCTAATAATTTAAAATATTTACCTACAGATGTACATACAGTAAAAACTAATTTTTGGGAACAACAAGTTGGTAAAGATGGATCTAAATTCTTTGAGAAAAGACCAATGAGAACTTATGCAGATGTTCAAAAAGCTGCAAAAGAAATGAAAGAATTTATAATTAGATCTAATAAGGTTGTAGAAAATCTATCAGTACAATTTAAGTTAATGCGTGATGAGAGTATAAGTAACGATGAACTTTGGAAATTATTACAAAAAGTAGATCTTAATAAAGGTGAGTATAATCTTAAAGATGTTAGAAAATTAATTGATGAAATTGATATAGATTATGCTGCTGGTAATGTCCCAACTTTATCTAAAAATGAATTTACTGATATGATGAAAAAAATGAAAAGATCAGTAGATTGGGATGAATTAGGTTTAGCAGATAAGATGCGTTATATGGAAGAACAAACTGGAATGAAATATGATCAAATAGATGAACTTATAAAATCTGGTGAGATTGATCCAGATATAGATCTATGAATAATACCTTATTAGCTTTACAAGATGACTTTAAGCTGTTCCTACAAGCACTGTGGGATCAGCTTGGTCTACCATCACCTACAAGAGCACAATATGCAATCGCAGACTATCTTCAGCATGGCCCTAAGCGTCTTCAAATACAAGCTTTCCGTGGCGTTGGAAAGTCATGGATCACAGGAGCTTTCGTCCTCTGGACTCTCTTTAACGATCCAGAAAGAAAAATTATGATTATATCTGCCTCTAAAGAGAGAGCAGATAACATGTCCATTTTCCTACAAAAACTAATTATTGAAACACCATGGCTCAGTCATCTCAGACCGAAATCAGACGATTCACGTTGGAGTCGCATCAGCTTCGACGTAAACTGTTCACCACACCAAGCCCCATCCGTAAAAAGCGTAGGAATTACTGGACAGCTAACAGGAAGTCGTGCCGATTTAATGATCTTGGACGACATAGAGGTGCCTGGA